TGTGAGTGCAACCGTAAATGACACCTGCTGTGAATACATCACGGGCAAACTGTGTTAAGTCACGACCATTCATGTCCATGTCATCTTTGATTTCATCAATGCGGTCTGTCATTGTGCCTTGGCAAACAACAGGGCGACTGAATGGTTTGGAAACAAGTTTATCAACCGTGTCGCCATAAGCGTTGTACAAGAATGAACGAGAGAGTCTGTTGGTATATGCTTCTGCTGATTCGCGTGGTTCTCTTGCAAGCCACTTCTCTTTTTCAGCGCGCATTTGTTGCGTTCCACCCAACAAAGCGTGGAGCAACTCCCATTTCTCAGCCATTGCCTCATACTCTGATCCCGTTGTATCGACTTTATCTTTTGCTTGTGTGTGTGTCATTTAATATCCTTGTTGTCAATTCGCCCCATCACGAAGTCAGTATTGCTATTGCTGTGATGCGATAAATCAAAAAGAATGGCTCTTGGTCTGTTGGTTCAAACTTGAACTCAACATCGTATACACCATCGCCTGTGGAAAATACTGTTGCGGGTAGCAAAAACCTGAAGTTGTATCCGACCGTATCGGCTGTCCATCTCGCATCGGTCTGGAAAACTGAACCGAAAACGGACTCCCCTATCTGTCCCGCTGACAAGTATGTACCACTGCCGACTTCCGCACCCGCTAGAAATACTTTCCAC